AAGCTTTTTGCAAGTTGTCTATGTCTGGTTTGGACTGGTGAAATCTGCCATGATGTAATTTCTTTTTTTTCTTAGACCAAGAGGGCGGGACTGGGATAAAGAAAGTTATGGAAGCTCCGACTGGGGGAAGGATGAATCTTTTTGATTTAGCTTCTGCGCATAGATCTACTTTGTACTTGTTGTACTTTTCTAATCTCATCAATCTGCTTAAACCGGCTGGGCGTAATTTCTCTCTAGGTATCCTGAAAAATATTGAATCACCTTGAGTTGCCCTGACATGGGTTTGAGGTGTTATGTTAAGGATTACTTTTTTCATAACCTATCCCTCCCACATATTGAACTGCTGGCTTCTGTTTTGCCATCTGTCTTTCTAAAATGTCCTCTACTGTTTTGCTTAATGACCATTTTTTCTTTTTGGCTAGAAATTGTAATTTAATGTAACTTTCTTCTGAAAGGCTAATTGTAATTCTTTTTTTCATGTGATGCAGTTTGATGCAATATACATCATATTGTAACATTTACCAAAAAACGTACATAATTTTGTACAAATAAAAAACCTCCTTATTTAAGGGAGGCTTCTAAACGAAAAACATAAAGAACCAACTAAACTATTTTATAACTCCACGGCCTTTTAAGATGTCGGCTTTTGTTACCTTACCGTCCTTGTTTAAGTCTGGGAAACTTTTCTTCTTCATAGAGCCTAATTTCATTGCTCTTGCTTTTGCTGCATCCTTTGCTCTATTCATGTATTGATCTTGCATTGCGTCTGATGCCTTCTTTTCCCAAGCATCTTGATCAGACTTCTTTACTAACCTGCCCATTTCCGTTCTTACCATTCCTTTTGGATCTTGTTGCATATCTATTTATTTTTATTTTTCTTAAGACCTTCTGCTAATCTTGAAACATTTTCATCTGACATATATCTTGTTGGTTCTAGAGGTTTTTGGTTTTTAGCTTTTTTTAGCATGTCTAATACTCTAGCTTTATCTCTTTGATATACTCTTTCCTTTCTTTCTTTAATGCTCTCAACAAACGCTTCTGGCTTACCAGTAAATTCATTTTTTCGTGTTACTTTTAAAGCTTCAGTATTAGGGTATCTAGTTACTTCTTCATCACCATAATTCTTGCTTATGAAATAGCGCATTTTTTTTGGATTCTCTATATCAGATTTATTTATACCTACTCCTGATAATTTTAAATCAAGCTTTTCATAATCGTCACCAAATTCTTGCGTTCCTTCAAATTTATCTTGCATTTCTCTACCTACCCTTTTGATAGTAGCAGCGCCTTCTTCTCTTTGTTCTTTTGAAGGGCCTTTTGCTATTTTACTTGGCATTGATGATTTTCTTTCATAAGCAATAACTTCTTTTGCTTTCTTTTTACCACCGCCTTTCTTCATTGAATATAACATATTATTTATATTTTACTATAGTTATTTCATAGTCAATTAAGCCTTCTTCTTCTTCATCATCTTCATTTTCTTCTTCATCTTCGTCAAATTCAAATTCATCTTCCTCTTGATTAAACTCTTCTTCCAACATTTCTTTGATCTCTTCAAGCAACTCTTCAATTCTTTCTAAGTGTTCTTTTTGTAGTTTCATAATGTTTGGTTTTATACCCCAAATATACAAAATATTTTTACCATTACCACCAAAAAATTGTATTACATAACACCAAAATTGTTCTACATCAACACACCTTTGAGGGTACCCTATGAAAAAAAAGGCCAAAAGTTTTTATGGGGCATTAAAATTCTAGCACCGAGTACCCCTGTTTTTTGGATATTCTAGCACCTTTATTGGTATGGTATGGGCATGCATGGGTAATGGCGGGCAATGGCACTAGCATTGGTTTGTATGGTAACGCATGGCATTGGTAGTGGTGGTGGTATGGTCATGCAATTTATCCTGTATGCATATGGGGATCATGGCCATTGGTTAGACTAGCAATTGGGATTAGGTATGTATGTTATAGGATAGGGAATTAAATTAATTTTGTAGCTACATTTGAAATAATTAACTTAACTTTGTAGCTACAATTAAAAACTTAAAAACAACACTATGGATTTAGAATTAATTTTACAAACAGCAGCAGAATGTTTAGCCCTTAAACCAAATTTATCAGACAACCCAAATGGGTATGATAAAGCAATTATTGGATTAACCGATAATGGACAACTGGTTTACTCAAAAGAAATTATGGTTGAGCTGTTAATTGAAGTAGATAAAGAGCTTTCAGAAGAAGATGCTTGGGAATTTCTTGAATTCAACTGTTTTTGTGCTTATGTTGGCGAACAAACTCCTATTTATGTAAATACTTATTAATTTATGGCAAAAAGTAAACCAATTGGAGTTAGATTTGACTTATATAAGTTGGATATGATTCAAAAAGAGCAAAATTTGACTTCTGTTCAACAAGTAGTGAATTATTTAATGGATAATTATGGCAAAATAAAGCCCGTAGAGGAGGTTTTGCTAATTAAACAGGTAGAATATCCGAAAAAAGTACAAAAGCCCGAAATAAAACCTCAAAATGGCAATGCGGAGCCTCCTAGTGGGTTGACTGGAATAAATTTAGCTATTTGGAAGTCTGAAAATTGGAAATAATTCGTATCTTAGCTAAAATATTGTAACATGTCTGAAGAAAAATTTTCATATTTTGTATCTTATTTAAAAGATTCTTTTGATCAAGCTGTCGTTTGGCACCATCAAACTGATTCTTATGCAGTACATAAGGCTTTAAATAAGTTTTATGATGGTATTCTTGGTTTAACAGACGGTTTAATAGAAAGCGTAAGTGGAATACATGGCAGACCAATGAAATATCAAATTGACAGCCCTGTAGATTATAAAAATCCAGAACAAGTAATTAAATATTTTAAGTCTTGTTACAATATGATTGAAAAAGAAAGAAAAGATATATACCAAGAAACTTGGATTCAAAATCAAGTAGATGAAATATCTGCATTGTTTGCATCAACATTATACCTATTAAGTTTAAAATAATGAAAAGTAAATTAAAAATGATGAAAAGAGCAGATGGCTCTTATTCTCGTAGAGGTTTGTGGGATAACATCCGCGCAGCTGCTGGATCTGGTAAAAAACCAACTCCTGAAATGTTAAAGCAAGAAAAGAAAATTAAATCAGAAGAAAAGAAATAATTATGTCTGGAGCTTGGCAAAGAAAAGAAGGTAAAAACCCTGAAGGTGGATTAAATGCAAAAGGTCGTGCATCTTACAATGCAGAAACTGGTGGCAATCTAAAAGCTCCTGTAAAATCAGGGGTTAATCCTCGTAGAGTTTCGTTTGCAGCTCGTTTTGCCGGTATGTTAGGTGCTATGAAAAAACCTAATGGTGAACCAACTAGAAAAGCACTTGCTTTAAAAGCTTGGGGATTTGGCAGTGTTGAAGCAGCTCGTAAGTTTGCTAACACACATAAAAAATCTTAGTTATTTTTGATCTTCTAATATTCTTTTACCTGCATCAGACAAAGGTCGTGAAAATAGTCTAAGCTTTTTTCCAGTGTTTGGGCATATGAAAGTAATACCAGCATCTTGGTAAGCTTTTAATACAATCTCTAAGCCGCCATCACCATCCGGACTTGCTCCTACTACATGAGGTTCATCATAATCAAATTGCATACAAAAGTCACATCCTTCTGTATATACTTCTATTTCTTTTGGAATCTCTGTTTTTTTCTTTGCCATTTTATCTTTTTATTTTTGTCATTTTTTCACAATGCGGGCATTGTATCTTTTCTAAATATTTTATTTCAACACTATCATCAAACCATTTTATCATATCAGTTTCTATAACTGCTACATGATAATTTAAGCATAATTCACAAACTATTTCAGCTACTTCATATATAACGCTAACCTCCATCATTTATATCTTTTATATCTACTATTTTTACCTCCTCTCCACTAATCATTGCATCTAATGTTGACTCAATCATTTCTCTTTGCTCTGGAGTTAACAAAGCAACCTTTTCGTGTATGGCTGGTATAGCAAATATATCACTATTTATTTCTTTTTTTATACCATATCTTACTTCTTCAGTTAAAAATGGATGGGTTACGATATCGTTAAACATCCATTTTATTTTGCCTACATATACTTTAAATAATTTTTCACCTTTTGTTTCAGGATATTGCCTGCAAAAATCCTCAAACTGTTCTTGAGCTAATTTTAAATTTTGAACAGCACTTATGATGTTAGCACTCATTATTAAAGTTTAAATGCGTTTGTTCTAATTCTTGTAAAAATGTTCTAGCTTTTAGAACTTTATTTTCAATTCGTAAAATATCATCTTCACTTCTATTAACGTTAAACGTAAGTATTCTTTCATTAATTGATATATCATCAAATGTCATGTTGAATTCTATCTTTATTGCTTCTTTGATAAATTCTGGGCTTTCTTCTGAAATTACATCCATATTTTTAAGCAGGTAATATTTTTCTTGTTGAATAATACTTTCTGGTGTATTGACTAAACAATACGCAATAGTAGCTTTTATTGTGCCTGTAAGCCACATATAGGACTGCATTTGCCAATAGTATAAATTATCCAACTTGTCTGGTATGTTGCCTAAAAATGTCCAAAGATCATAACTTGACTTTATATCAATAATAGTATTGCCATTAATAATATCTGGCAATCCAGTTATAAAATCATTTTTAAATCGTTCTTCATTTTTGCTAAATGGTAATTTAAGATACATTGATAATAAATCAATAGAATCTTGTTCAGCTTCAATGCCTTTTTTCATTTGCTTTGTTTGTATATCTCTTTTCCTTCCGTATTTTTCAGCGATATAAACTTCAATTAAATGTTTTTGTGCAGTCTTGGATAAGATGCCAGCTTCTTTGTCAGCTTTAGTTACAGGTTCAGTCATTAAATAACCGACAGAGCTTGCTCTGATTAGTGTTTCGTTCCAGTTCATTAAAGTGTGTTTAGTTTGTTGTTATAATGTTCTAATAGTTCAGGATTGCTTTTACTCATTAACTCCCAAGCCTTTAATTCTTCTCTCGTTTTGCAAGAATCAATAAAGTCTTTTGTTTTTTCAGCTAATGTTTTTTTTGATTGGCTAGGAATTACTTCTTCAGGAACTTGTTCATCATAAAAATAACCTAGTTCTTTTAATCTAATTACATTTTGTTTGTGGTACTCCTCTACCAAGTCCCTTGCAATATCAAGAGCTTTGTTTGCTGACTCTCCTTGATTAAGAGAAAATTCAACACCAATTTTTTCAGAAGAGTAATTACCTAAATTAAATGTTCTAGTGTAGTTAACGGTTTGGATGTGCATAATACTTATTTTATTCTTGTTACAATTGTTTGTTCATCAATAAACTTGATTTTAAAAATTTTACTTTCATGTCCTTTTTTCTTTTTAAGATTTGACACCATAACCATAACCGATGTGTATGGGTTATCTAATCTAATACTTTCGCTTAATGTTAAATCAGCCACCTTGCTTGATACTGATTCTGGATCTATTTTTCTTGCCATTTTATATATTTTTTGTAAAATTAATTTAATTAAATATACTAACCAAAATTAATTTAATTAAAATAAAACCTCCCGTATAGAAATACAGGAGGGATATTTGCTTAAAACCACCAATCTACAATTACTTCTGTAAAATTTAAATAAATTTCTTTTTTACTAAGTTAAGCTTTGCCCTATATTCAAGGATCAAAGATTTAAGCTCATCTCTTGTTGGTCTTACTGTCTGCCTAGCTGTTTCTCTAAGGTATTCAACTAATGCTCCATTCTCTTGATGCAATTTATTTTCAAATTCTTCAATATTACCAGTTTTGAAGTAATTACATTCCATACATTGCGGTCTGCAATTTGCTTCCATCCATCTTGTTCCTAGATTTACTCTACCCATAAAATGACCACATTGTATTTCAGCAATTTTATGTTTACCACCACAAGTATAACATTCTACCATACCTGTTTTATCTGCGTATTTATTTCTTAGATATTGGCTAAATACATGGTCAAGATCTGAAACTAAATTCTGAAAACTTTCTGAATCATCTTCAAATTCTTCCATTCTTTTTTGCGTAGAAACCACTGTAGCACATTGCTTGCACATCTTTTTAGAAAAATGATAATCTATATTTCCGCAACTAACGCACCTTTTCTTCTTCACTATTATTGTTGAATTTCTCATCTTCTTTTAGTTTATGTAGTTTATCTTTTATAAATCTGTACTTGCCTATGTATTTCCCTTCTTTTGTAACTTCTATAATCATGTCTAATCGTTTAGCCATCTCATAGATTAATTCTTTATTCTCCATTATCTTTTATATCATAATAAAAAGAATCTGTATCTTCTACTATCCATCTGTCTGATTGGTTTTCAACAGAATCTAAATTAGTATCAACCTTAAATTGTTTTAGATCTTCTGGTAATTGCTTTGTTACCCAATTAGAATCTTTCCAAAATATTCTATTATTAGGCATACACAATAAATATCCATCATCCGATTCTAATAAATGTCCACACTTATAATCAGAAGGTTCATCGCTGTATGGATTATTAAACCAATCAACAGTTAAAATATAAGTACCCCAAACTTTAGTGCCATCTCTTAAAACTACTTGCCCTCTATGGTAAGCTAAAAAATCATATTCTATAACAGTGACATTTTCACTAAAGCAATCCCATAATTGTTTGTAATTATAAGGAATATCATTGGTAGGAATCTTAGTATAAATTTCAGATAATGGCACCCTGCTTCTTAACATACCAGAATCAGTTAATACATGAAATGTAAGTATTTTACCACCACAAGATTGAATACCAAATACATATACATTGTAATATTCATTACCATCTTCATCGTTTTTAGTAAAATAAGACTTTTTTACAAGAGCTTTAAAGCTTGGTATATTTGAATTTAATATCATATTTTATTTGTTTATAAGTTTATAAAATAGGAATTTAGCCAACTCCCATAATACGATTGTCAAAATAATTGTCATTTCAATAATTTGAACAAAGATAGTTAATTTAATTAAACCACAAAATAAATTTAAAAAAAAGTTAAAAAAATTTGGGTATTTAAAAAATAACACTATTTTTGTCATCCAATAATCAAAACAAATTTATGGAAATCAAGACTAAATTAAGGCTTCATGAAAGAATAAAAGAAGCTTTAGATGGCCGTACACAAAGGTGGCTGTCATTAAATGCAAAGATACCAGAATCGGAATTATCACGAAAGATGCAAGGTAAATTATTATTTACCGATGCAGAAATAACTCGTATTAACGAGGCGTTGAAAACCGATTTTATAAACGATTAAGATAAAAAAATGCCAAAAGATACATTCTACTTCTCGCACGACTACAATGCGCGCAATGATGAGAAGATAAAAAGACTAATAAGAAAGCATGGCATGATAGGCTATGGTATATTTTGGTCAATAGTAGAGGATTTATATAATAATGCGAACGCATTGCGAACGGATTACAATGGCATTGCGTATGATTTAAGAGTGGATAGCGATAT